GTCGCTACGATTTGGAGATTACGGAAAATCCTATCCGTGATCCGAGAATATCAAGAGAATTAATCGAACTTAATCAATGGTGCTATGAAGTGATCCACGCCCTTGACATGGCCGCTTCTGATACCTTTGCATCTGACGATGGAGACGATCAGGGATGGGTAGTAGCCAAAACCCTTGATGATGAAGAAACTCCTATTAACCCAGAAGTATTTGCCATTGCAGAAGATATTAGGTTGAGAAAACAGAATTTTTCAACCTACATGATTGGTGGGGATAGACTCAAGAAAGCGTTAAGATGGGCATTGGGGAAGGGAGAATGTTTTCTAGAGTTAGGTATTGAACGAGAGGGTTTATCTGCTAACAAGTCTAAGGATTTTGGTGTGGCAAAGACTCTTTATTTACCTACCTTTGAGATGTTTAGAAAAGAAACAGATCAAGGGGAATTAATAGGATTTGAGCAAAGAAAATACGTTTCGGAGTCTGACCCTGATTATTTTTTTGAACCCTATAAAATCTGCCATATTCGCCATGAGCCTGATTTTCTTTATGGTCGCTCTCTTTGGTTAGCTTCTTTAGATGCTTGGGCTGATGTTAAACAGGCTTTTGATAATTTGATTAGGGCATCTAATGACTTAGGAGTTTCTCCGACTCTTCATATTATGCCAGGCATTTCTACCGAGCAAGAAAGAATTTATGAGCGAGAATTAGAAATCCGTAGAAAAAGTGGCATTATAACCGATCATATTCTCAGCTATCCTGGGCAAGATATTCGCAAAATGACTAATTTTAACTCTGATTTAACAGGGTTAATTGATACTCTTTTGCAATGCCGGTACAAGCTAATTATCCCTGGATTTCCGACCTATTTCTTCCCAGGATTAGAATCAAAAGGGGGAACTAAAGAGTTATCCCGGTCGCCTGATCGTCGCTATTCTAGGATGAGATACGGATGGTGTCAGCTTCTTAGCGGTGCTATCAAACAGGTAATTGATACAGAAATCATTCTCAGAAAAGGATTAGATTTTTATACTGAAAATGCTAAAAATAAATATCGGATACTGTGGCCAGAATGGAGTGAGTCTATAGATGGTCTATCAGGAGGGGAGGTTGAAGACACTGGCTCTAATTTAACCGATGAAGAAACCAATAAACAACCTGTTAAGAAACTAAATATAAATCAAAATGATTAATCAAATTATTCACGGTGATTGTTTTGATGTTTTAAAAAATATTCCTGATAGTTCTATTGATTTAATCTTAACCGATCCTCCTTATGGACTTTCGTTCATGGGGAAAAATTGGGATCATGGTGTACCCGGTGTACAGTTTTGGATTGAAGCTTTACGAGTCGCTAAACCAGGAGCGCACCTATTTGCTTTTGGTGGGACTCGTACTTTTCACCGATTGGCCGTAGCGATCGAGGACGCTGGTTGGGAAATCAGAGATACCATTATGTGGGTCTATGGGTCGGGGTTCCCTAAGTCACACGATGTAAGCAAGGCGATTGACAAGCGGGGTGGCTCAGTCGCCAGATTTGAGCAGTTCCGGGACGCGGTGCGCGCTGCGATGAAGCGCGGCGGCGTTAGCCGATCACAGCTGCAGGCAGCGCTGGGCAATCACATGTTGAGCCATTACCTCTCTGCCGGCTGTGAGCCAGCAGTTCCCAATCTGCGCGATTACCGCATCATCCGCGACACCGTGAGATTGGGATCTGAATTTGACGCGTTGTTTGCGGATGAAGCCGAGCGTGAGGTGGTGGGAAAGGCGGCTTGGAAAACACTTAAGGAAGCACCAATGGTGGGCGCAGATTGTTCAGCTGAAAATCGCAGCTTTAAGGACATCACCGCCCCCGCCACTCCTGCGGCTAAGGAGTGGGCCGGCTGGGGGACTGCTCTAAAACCAGCCTTTGAACCGATCATTGTGGCTCGTAAACCTTTCACTGGCACGGTCGCGGAGAATGTCCTACAGTGGGGAACTGGGGGGATTAATATCGATGGGTGTCGGGTGGGGACTAGCGGAGGCGGTGGGAATGGGCTTGGCTCTCATTTCGACAAGCTAGGCAACACAACACCACTTCTTCGCCACAGTGACGCTTCTCCCAACATCGGAAGATGGCCTGCGAACTTCATCCACGACGGCAGCGAGGAGGTGGTGGGGTTGTTTCCTTATCAGAAGTCAGGCAAGGTTAAACCTCACGTTATAAAGCGTGACAAAACAGTAGTAGATTTTCAGCGTGGGTTGACTCAAAGAACAGGGCATTCTCTATCTAGCGAAGGCTCCGCCGCCCGCTTTTTCTATTGCGCTAAAGCTAGTAAATCCGAACGCGGTGAAGGTAATACTCATCCTACGGTAAAACCACTAGCATTAATGAAATATCTCATAACTCTAGGATTACCTCCGGATGGGACAGTCTTAGACCCTTTTTGTGGTTCTGGCACTACTGCATTAGCCTGTAAAGAACTTGGTAGAAATTATATCTGTATCGAGAAAGAACTAGAATATTATCAGATAGCCTGTAATAGATTAGACCAACCTATAGAACCTATTCCAGATGAACCGATAGAGGAAATAATAGATAATTCTCCATTACAGTTAAAACTGTTTTAAATTTGATAAAATACAGTAAAGCCAAGAGGTAATTATGACAAATCTAAAAGCTTATGTTGTTTCCGATTCTAATGATAGTATTCTGGTCGCTAACATGACTGAACTGGAAGCTAAAGACGCTAAAATTAAGGCTTTAGAAGATGAAGTGCGTGACTTAACAACTCGGGTTAAGTCTTTGATTAGCGAACTTAATAAAGCAGAAAGAAAAACGTACAGTGGATTAGGAGACTAATTTCGAGAAATAACTCTTGACAGTCAAGAGTTATTATTTAATTTAAAGAGAAAATTCATGAATAACAATAACTTTGACGCTATTATCGAAGATTTGAGTATCGAAGACTTGAGAGCCGAATACGCCGAATTAACCGACTCATACGATAACCTGATGTTTGATTATGAAAGATTAAAATTAAAGGTAAAAATGTTAGAAATTAAAAACCGTGACCTAAAAGCTAAACTCAATAAATCAGAAAACATCCAAGAATTAGTTTATGACGGATTGGGAGATAAATAAGATGGCAGATAAATTCAACCCAGAAGATAAAAACCTACAGCCAATTGGTCGATTACTAGAGAGAGCCGAAGTAACAGCCGATGACATTCAAAAAGCTATCGATGACTGGAAAAAGAAACCTCCCGACCTTGAGTTTAAGAATTTATTAGAACCTGAAATAAGCTATGAGTGATTTTTCCTTTAATCCCGCAACCCGACGCTATCGAGACAATAGAACGGGAAGATTTGTCTCTACTGAAAAAGTTAGGCAAATCTCCCAACAAACTATTAATGCCCGTATCCAAAAAACAGATAAACTTACCCGTGACCTTTTAGAAAAAAAAATAACTGTTAGTGAGTGGGAAGAGAAAATGTCTTTCGAGATTAAAAACCTAACTATTCAGCTTTATCGAGTTGGCAAGCCTGATATGAACGCTTCTGACTATGGCAGAATTGGTCAGATGCTTAGAACACAATACGCACGATTGAGAAAGTTTTCCCGTGATATTATTCTTGGTACTCAATCAGAGGCTCAAATAATCAACCGCTCTAAACAGTACGTTGCCAAGTCGAGGGAAGCTTTTGAAGAGGGAAACAGGAGAGGACACGCTCTAGTCAACAAGTGGGAAAAGAGAATAATTACCAAAAAAGAATCTTGCCAGGAGTGTCTTTTTTATGAAAGTGCCGGTTGGCAGCCTATTGGAACACTCCCCCGACCGACTGAAAGATGTACTTGTCGGGCTAATTGCGGTTGTTACTTTGTTTTTTCTAACTCTAGGATACGACCTACCCAGAATATGCTCTCGTTAAACTTTGGCTGGACGAAATGAAAAACGCAGGGTATCAATCCTGCGCTGTTTCCTCGGCTATACACTTTCTATGGAGACAAATATTTTGTATTGAAATTTTATATTTATGGGTTTCGGTTGGAGACGACACTATTAATATAGATCAAACAACCATAAACGTCAAGTCTTTAGATAGAATTATTTATATAAGTATTTTTTATTGACATGGAACTAAAACTAACCCGCGCTGAATTAGAGATATTGCTACAGATCCGTCATCCTACCGACGAGGAGATGTCGTTAATCAATCAATTCAAGCCCTACGGACTCGATCCGTGGGAATCATCGGAACTGATGCGATTTGCTTTAATTGCCTCAAATAACTTAATTCACAGTTCTGGCCAGGTATGGGATAAAAATGTTTTAGAAGCTATGGTAGCTAGTTACCCTGGGTGCGCTTTGATGATCGATCATGAATGGGAAGATCAAACCAAAACTTTTGGGATGATCTATGATTCTTTTATTTATTCCTTACCTCGCGTAAGCAAAGAAGGAATAACACGAATCCTCGAAAAATCCCCTAATCCAAGCGAAGATTACCGAATAATTCAAAAAGACGGTTATCACCAGGTCTTGGTTTTCGGTTTTGTAGAAGCGACTCACCCGATTATTTCAGAAATTTCCTATGGCAGAAAAGCCGATGTTTCAATGGGGGGAATTTTTTATGGCGAGTCGATTTGTCCTATCTGCGATATTCCTTACAGTGACCCTAAATGTCCTCACTACCCCCCGTATATGGCAGGGCTAGTAGATGAAGAAACGCTAACCCCTTACTATCGCCGTTCCGGAAAGATGGATTCTATCGAATGCAGTTTTGTTACCAGTGGCAATTGTCGTCAGGCAAGATTAATAGATTCCCGTCTCAATACTTTTGTTTTTACCTAAAATAGAAAGTTCTGTAGTACAATTATATCTAATAGTTAGTGATCAGTAATCAGTAATGAAAAGTATCCTAAAAGAAATTAAGCGGGTTACTCCCGTAGTTGTTAAAGATTCAGTAGAAGGAAGTGATACTCCTTCTCAAGAAGAAATCTACGCCTTGACTCAAAAAGCCACTTTTCGAGGTGACTTAAAGCCTTCTGGAAGTGGTGTACCAGTCAAAAATTCTGACCCTGATCCCACTCCCGTCCCAGTCCTTGATCTCAAAGCGATTCAAGAGATTGTACAAAACACCGTAGCAGAAACCGTAGCTTCGGTAAAGCAAGCGATGGAATTAGACAAAAAATCTGCATTAGAGTCCCAAAAGCAACAATTTGAAGCTACAAAAGCCACCCTAGAAGCTTCTCTCAATTCTGCCACGGAAGCTATCCAAAAATCTAATGAAAAAATTGCTCAACTAGAAACTAAAATCACTGAGTCGGAAAAAACGATTAATAACTTTGCTGACTTAGGAAAGCTTTACGGTAGCCAAACACCAGAAAAAATGCAGTTGCCTAACTTCAATAAAACCGTCGCCCATGATGCCGATAAAATCACTGGTGCGCTTGACGAAACCTTTAATTTGATTGAAGACATTCAGAAAAATTCTGGTGTAATCTATTCGGCTCCTGTAATGGGCGGTAATCAGACAGTAAACCTGTACGATAAAGTACGATTAGATCGCCATGTTAAAAATAACCGGCAACAGATTGTCAACTCTTTAGATGATTGGGGTCGCAAACAAGGCTGGTTCAGAGGGACTCGTTCGGCTCCTGTAATGGGCGGTCAAGTTTCAAAAAATGCCCCAACGACTGCGGCGGATTTGCCTCCGTTTTTTCTCGACACTTTGTCAGCAATTCTCCGTACAACTCAAATCCCTGGGTTTGCCTTTTGGCAGATTCCTAATTACGCATTAGACTTTACGGCTCGTAATGGAACTGTTATCCGAATTCCTCGATTAAATTACTTAAC